TAGTAAGGAATACGTGCAGGCTTGAATGGGTTTAGTACAAAGCGTAGTACCTCACCGTTACATACCCAGATGTTACAGTTAAGCTCATCAAGATCTTTGTACTCACGTGGTATCTTAACGCCATTCTCTTCTAGGATACTTACATCAACAAAACCCCAGAACTCTAATACTTCCCAGCGCTCTGAATCAGGCTGTGTATCGTCATCCTCCATTGCCATTTCCCAGTGCTTCTGCACATAGTCTGGGCCTTTAGCAATAGCAGTGTCTAGTGCATCCTTCATAAAGTAAGGGCGGCTCTTTAGAGCACGGATCTGAGTGCGTGACATCTTGTGACGCTCAATGATATACTCTGCTTCGTCCATAGAAGCAGCCTCTGGATCAGGGTAGAAGTTCCAGCATGACACGTGTTGTGTTTCAGGTACTGTCTTAATGATAGGGTCATACTCACCCTCTTCATTCCAGTTAGGGTACTCCTTATCTATAGCAAATGGACCTTTCATGACACCTGTGCCAAGTAAAGCCATCTCAAACGCCATAGAGCGTAGATGTATAGAAGCACCAGATTCTTCTAGCTGGTCATGGATCTTCTTCTCCATCTTCTTAGCTGCGATCATAGCAGGATGGAATGTAACTGTAGTAGGGGTAGTACCGTCACCCTCAACAATCTTATCAGTTACAGATGAGAGCTTATCCTCTAGTGGGCCAATACGCCGTGCTAAGTCTGCAAGTGTCTCACCTGGCTCAAGCTTAGTGTCAGGGCCAATCAAGTAAGGCTTAGGCGCTGGGCGCTCTGTAACAGACTTTAGTGCATCCCCAGCAGCAGCTGCATTAGGGTCAGCGTTAATGTGTACAGACTCTGCTACACCATCTGGCAGAATGGAGGGGTCTACACTCATAGGGAACTTGTTATTACCAAACAGTACGTCTGTGATAGAGCCGTATGCAGCAAGTGTCTTAGTCTTAGTTACCTTAACAAATACACGAGACTTCTCTGTGTCTGTGAACTGTACATCAGAACTGTAGAGACCACGATAGTTACGATAAGCACGAAGCCAGCGCTGTTCGTCTGTATAACGAGAGTCCTCAGATCGTGAGTAACGCTGTTTAACAAAACTCACAACACTAGAAGTCTCTGTAAAGATACTGTCTTTAGTATCTTCTGCAGCGGTTACTTCGTCAGTCTCAAACGAAAGATCATTGATTTCTGCCATGTTTTATATTCCTTAATAGCCGAAGCTGGGATCAGATGCCTGAAAGCCTGTGCGTTGTGTTGCTGGGTTGTAATCCCATATACTACTGCGTGGACGTGTCATGATACCATATCGCAGTGCATCGTAGAGGTGATCTTCTGCATGGGTATCTACGTCTTCTGGGTTTCTCTTGTCCAGTGGTATGCTAGGTATCTGTGCAATAGTGTTTGTACAGTTGTTCATAAACACAAGGCGAGGCTTATCAGTAAACTCATCTACTTGTAGACGCCTATGTATTTCGTTTTTACCTGCGACACGTGAGCCTCTTGACCTGTCAGACGGACGCCAGCGGCACCCTTTGTGATTCATCTGCTCTGCCAAGCTAGGCCCAGTGTCGCCACGGTTGTGCCATAAAGAACTATCCAGCACCCCGTACCGTATTGTACCATCTTTTGCTTCTGCTTCAAGTATTAAATCTGCTAAGTCAGAAGCTGTAACTTTAGAGACATACATCTCACGGTACACAATTAGTTGTTCGTCAGGTGCTACAGCAAACCACAGAACGCCAGTGTAACTGCCATAACCGTAATCGCAAGCCCTAAACCTTGCCCAAGAGTCAGGGATCTCGAATGAGTCCACGACATGTATCTTGCGGTCAAACTCTGGGAAAGCGGCACCCTCATTAACATCCCAGTTACCTTCAAGTAGCTGCTTACGCTGATGCTCTGGAAGCGAGAGAAGCATTGCTTCATAGTCGCCAGACTCAGCCAAGTAAGGATTGTCGAACAGAGAGGCAGGAATAAATCGTCTTTTAAATAGAGGCTGACCTGCTTTACTGTGTCCTTGAGGGTAAGTAATCGTTTCGCCTGACTCAAGATGCGTTGCCCAGAAAGGCTCATTAGATCTCGCAGGATCAATAAACATCTTTTTAACCCAAGCATGACCGTTTCCTCCAGGGTTTGTTGTGGCCCTCATGTAAAGACCTAGTTTGTTAGAGTGTGCCGATCTCAAGCGAGATCTCATATAATCCCAAGCGTAAGGGCTAGCCCATTGAGTAAGCTCATCGAACCCAATCCAATTAAAAGCTTGACCTTGGTATCGTGTGACATCGGTGTCTTTGTCGAGATAAGACATCCAAAGTCTTCCACCCTGAGGAGAAGTCCATTGCGATTTACGTTCCGACCACTTAATTCCAGGTACTGCACGAGGGTATAACTCCTGACTCTTTTGTATGAGTTCTCTTAGTTCTTCTGTAGTATGTCGTACTAGCAACCCTGAGAAGTTAGGATCATTTAGTCCATGTAGAGGGTCAGCAAGCATGGCGTAGCTCTTACCCCCACCAGCACTGCCACCATAAAGTACCTCACGCTCTGATGCACTAAGAAAGTTAGACTGTGGGCCTGGGTTAGGCTTAAATACTACCTCTTGTGCAATGTCTGCATCAAACTCAGCAGCTTTAGCAGTAGCTGGTACTGCTTTAGGTTCCTCAGTCTTCTGGGATATTGTAGCTACCGATACGGCCTTCTTCGAGCTTCTTGATTTGCGAGAGCGTTTCTTCGAGCCTTCTGGCAAGCTTGCGTTTAATTGTAGCTGATTTCTTACGTTTTTGCTCAATTTTGATTCTCTTGTGTAGGCCCATATGAGATATGTAGCGTCCAGTAGTCTTACTTAACCATATTGCTACTTCACGATAAGAATACTGCTTTAAGTGGCGCTTTGCAACCTCTAATGCTTCTAACTCTTCTGGTATAGGTTCTAATAGTCTATCATTATCAGGATGTACCCTATAACCAAAAGGAATCTGACGGTTTGTTGCACGTGCTACTACGTGCCATTCCTTCTCTTTACCTTTTAAAGGTCTGGGTAACTCCCAGAATCCTAAGTCTCTATCGTAGTCGTACTGGGCCACTGTTACTCATTGTTACCTTCTTTAGGGGGTAGATAGAAGATACCACCTCCATTGGAAGTAACATCTACTTTATCTACCTTACCAAGTCCAGCACGATCAAGCAAGTCCTTAGCTGCAGCCATCTTGTCCTTAATGCCTAGCTCTGTAGGGTCATTGAGAGCACCTACAAGAGCCATAACAGCTTTAGGAGCAGAACGAGCAAAGTGAGTACGAGTTGCTGCGTTAATCTCATCCTTTAGAGATTCAACAATAAGTCTTGTAGGAGTCTTATCACTATACCCAGCTAACTGCTTGGCACGTACAACATCGCCTCCCGCCTCATCAAATAAGACTTCAAGAAACTTCTGTTGGTTCTCTGTTAAGTTACGTGCCATTACACTACTTTCTCATGTTGTACTGTCTGTATCGTAAAACCGTTGCTTAATCTCACCACGGGTAATACCAATGTCTTTGAGTTGTTGGTCACTCATATTGTTAAGAAGCCAGTAGTCTGCTCTCATCTGTTGAGCTTTAGCTAATGAAGTACCAATAGAAACAAAGAACTTAACTATTGCTTTAAAGGTACGTTTGATTGTGTTAGTTACTGCGATTCTAACTTGGCTTGGGTAGTCGTATGTTAAGTACATTAGTGTAGTCTCCTGTATGCTATGCCTTTATTGGCTCATACAGTTATACTACAATATAGTACTTTTTAGAATTGCTATGTTGGAATACCCGCTAACCAATAGGAACAAAGGTCTCTGTTACAGTAAGAATGGTGTCAATATGCCCAGCGCTTACTGGGGTTACTTGTATCTTGTCACCAGGTTGAAGTACTAAGTCTATGTTAATAAATGTAGTGTTATCACCTGATCCTAGACTTTTACCAGCTAAGAAGTGTGAAGTGTAGTTATCTGCAGCTACGTACCACTCAACGTCTACAGAGTTAGTACTACCTCCACCGTTTACTACATGTACAAAGGTAAGCTCCGCTACACAGTTAGCTGGACACGTATATACATCCTCTGTAGTAGTGCCACTATTGTGACCATACACAGAACGCATACGTGAGGCTTTACCTTGGTTGAATAAACTCATTACTTATCAACCCACGCTTCATTCTCTGGGGTGTTAGGGTCATCTGCAATGTAGTGACCTTTAGCTGTACGAGCACGTTTCTTGCCCTTAGGTGCAGCAGCCTTCTTAGGCTTAACAGCAGCAATGTCAGCTGCCTCACAGATAGCATTAACATTAACGTCTTTGCTCTGTACGTTGCCATAGTTATCTTCACCAGCAGACTGGTTGCCCATGGAGTCCCACACGTAGCCATGCTCGTCTACACGGTAACCCTTAGCTTCAAGAGCTTCCTGGTATTTGTGATAATACTTCATTACTTGCCCTTCTTCATGGGACGTGCTGGTTCTACATCTGCACCACAGGCTAAGCCACCGTGTTTGTAACCCATCTTCTTAGTCATACCACCCTTCATGTAACCCATCTTCTTAGCTACTTCTGGTGCTTCTTTCTTAAGAGCTTTCATACCTTTGTTCATCATACCACCTTTGTTCATACTTTCATGATAACCTGTTCCACCACAGTGAGAACAACCTTTACCCTTACATTTAGGACATACCTTCTTCATGTTCTCTTCTTCCCTGATGCTGTTGTAGACCACTTAACTTTCTTAGGTCCAGTTTTCTTTGCTGCTTCTTGCTTACTTATCTTAGAGGCTACTGCCTTTGGTCTACAAGCTGGGTATGCTCTACCGTCACCCTTAGACCTACCACACTCTTTACCTGTCTTAACGTCTGTCCACTCTTCACCGAACCACTTACCTAAACCACCCTTAGCATAACCACGGGTACTAGGTAACACATGTTGGCTACGAGACTTTGTTACTCTTCGTGCCACTGTATTTACCTCCACGTGCTTTGTATGTCTTAGTTAGCCAAGCAGAGCCATAAGCACTGGGCCATACTTTAAACTTCTTCTTAGCTTCTGCTTTTACTCTAGCATATAGCTTAGGATTGGTTGGCTTAGGTGCTGCCATTATGCTGGCTCCCCATTGTAGCGCAGAGCTACACAAGTAGGTGTGATGACTGCGTGGCTATACATATCCATAATCTTACGTGACTCAGCTACTGTAGAAGCCTGACACTCCTCCTCACTACGGAATACGTAGGGGCTAGTCAGTACCTGACAATGCTCAGCTAAAGCAGACATACATACCATGATGACACCAAGAGTACCTACCATTTTACTTTATCAGCCCAGTACGCAGCTGAGAGTTTACCCTTCTTGATATTCTTAGCATGTCTAGCTTTGAAGGATGCACGTTTCTTCTTCATGCGATCAGATTCACCCGCTTTAGGTTTACCTGCCGTTGATGCT